CCAGTTCTTCTTCGTTAAGTCCTTCTGAAAATGTTCTGATAATTGCACCGTCATCTGTATTTACATCCTTGTAAGGATTTACCAAAAGAAATTTCCTCCACCGCTTAGTCCAAGTTGTTTTGCATAACGAGGAAGATTACACGCCCAGTATGCAGCCTTTGTCTTGTCTTTCTGTTGGTCACACTTGTGGCGTGCCGCAAATGATTTTCTTGCGTCCTTGTCATTCAACTTGACTTTTAGTCCTGTGGTGTCACCCCATGTAACCTTCTTAATATTACCAGTTTGTGGGTCTTTGACATACACATAGTATTTCTTCGGCCCACCTGCCTTTGGTTTATTGAGTTCAACATCTTTTCCTTGATACTCAGATTCAACCATTGGACAATCTAGAGGAACATTCTCCCCTTCATATACTGCAAACTTACCAATGTCTCCTTCGATAAGTTCTTTGTCGTGTCCTTGTAAATTCAGTTCTCCACTCTCATAGAGTTTTCTTTTTTCGTTGAAGAACTCATAATACATTTCAGAACCTACACGATAAATGTTAGATTCAATTAGGTTTGATGTTTCACACTGATTGCAACAATCTGGTGTTCCACACTTTGTATGTTCCTTAAAGGAAACTACTTTCTGGCCAGGTGTCATATTCTGGACATTCTCCCTTCTTGCGTTTGTGCCAACTTCACGATAGTCTTCTGACTTACCCTTATGTTGTTTCCACAAATCTGCATCGGCGGTAGTTCTTGTCTTACCACCAGTAATGAAAGAGTTCACTCTTGCAAATGCCCACTGTTGTGCAGTTGCGCCTGGGCGGTGTCCTGTCTTATATGCCGCCATACCTCTGTCATAAACTTTCTTTAGAATAGAATAGGAAATACCAGACTTCTCTGACTTATTAACTAGTCCTTCAATCTTCTCGTCCAGTTGTTCATCCTTATCACCAAACATCTGTTGATACTTTTTAGTATACTTGGATGGTTTAGTCTTTGCAGATTTATCGCCTGGAGCAGGGCCTTTCTTACCTTTTTCAAAGTGTCTTGCACGAGCCTGTTTGGTTGACTTTGACATATCGTCACCCTCGGCATCTTTTGCATAATACTTTGCTGGTTGAGTTCCTTCTCTATCTTTAATCTCTTTGTCCTGTTTCACACCTTCTGGAACACAATTAGGGACTTCTTTATCGCCCTTCTTTTTCATTCCTACTTGTTTATACCCTGCCCAACAATCTTCATATTTTGCGTCATATGCTTTTGCAAGTTCTCTGCCATCAAGGCCTCTGAATGTTCTTGCGACTTGTTGTGCATAGTAACCAACAGTGTGTTTTAGTTTACCATTATTGTCTGCCATCTTTCTGTCGATGACTGACTTTAGAATTTCTACTGCTTTATCATAACCTTTTTTCTTTGTAGTTTTGGCCATGACATGTTTAATCAACTGTCCAGTTGTCATCTCCTGAAGTTCATACAACCACTTCTTATGAGTTGTTCCATCTTCCTCTGCAAAGGTAATATAGTTAGTTCCTCTACGAATAACTTTACCTGTAACTCCAGAGTAACTATCAGTAACTTCTTCACCAATTGTTAGAATATCACCACGAACATACATGTCTCTGAAAATGTCTTCTTCTGTTAGGACTTCATCCATAGGAATAAATGATTCACGAATACCCATGTGTTTACGAACATCCTTGAATAGTTTGTCACCCTGTCCAAAACCTTTCGGCAGTCCAAGTTTAAACTGTTCAAAGTCATTTGCAGATGCAGCCGCTCTCATCTTAGATGCAGACATTCCAGTAACACCTTCTGCATCAGGGTCACGCTCACCAGCAGATACAACTTCGATATTATCAAAACCATAGAAACCATGTCGTGCTTCTACACCGTTGTATTTGTTAAGTAGAGATTCAAACTCACTCACTCTATCAGAACCAACAACCATTACAATTGCCTTGTGTCCTTTATTGTGTAGAGATACTGCAATCTCAAATACATTTCTTGCTTTGTCTACGATGATGTTCCTTGCATGTTTTGGGAACATCTTCTTCATGTATGCAACCTTCTTAGAATATGGAAGAGGGTCTTTCTTAGGGTTTTCTGAATGAGATGCAAAGACATAGTAAGGAGCGCCTGGATTTGCTTTCGCAACAGATGCTACTTTATCTAGAAGTTTTTCATGTCCAGTTGTAGGCGGATTGAATCTTCCAAATGTAAAAACGCAAGTGTCTCCACGAGCTTCTCTAATGTCCTTAAAACTCTTCATGATTCAATACCCTTAACCTTTTTAAGTCTTTCTACTTCTTGTTTCTTTAATTTTATCATAAGTTTCTTTGCAATCTTTTGAATGGCAGCGCCCTTCTTTGCAACGATACGATTATCTAGTTCCACTCTTCTTGCAGGCGGTAGTTCCATATATTCTGCTCTAGACATACCTGAGAACTTCTGAATAATCATCGCCTTTGCTTGTTTCAATGCTCTCTTATGCAACATCTCTGGGGTTGCAAGTTTTAATTTCTTTCTCGCAACTTTTGCTTTGAAAGCAGAAGACTTCGCCATCTTCCTCATACGCATGGCCATCTTGCGTCTAGTCTGAAAACTGACTGCCTTGCGTTCTCCCAAGTCTATCATGAGTTCATCGAATGACTTCATCTATCCCATGCCTTAATTGCAGTGAAGTTATTAAAACTAAACTCCATTCTGTCTACTAGTTTTACTGCATTACCAGATACTCTGTCAATAGCGACAAATCCCTCTGGATTAACAACTTTAAATCCATTCGATGTGCGAATGAATGTATCAGTCAATTGCTTAACACTATTTAGTTTATTAACAATACCCATCTTTGCGTCCACCAAGTGATTTTGAAATGCAAGTATTTGTTCTAGATTATTAATATGTTTCTTAATTTCTCTTAGAGTTTCTTTCTTCTTATTCTCTAATTCGGTTTTCTTTGCAGGCGTTTTTAGTTTGTCAATATTCTTTTGAAACGCATCATCTACCCACTTCATATAACCCTGTGCATGTTGTTTAGGATTACTAATCTTCTCACCTTTACGAACCTTTGAATTGTTATATGTCTTCAAAGAAGCACCAGAAAGATTTCCAGTAAATGTGTTTTGAATGTTGAGGAATTTCGCCAGTAGAGAAGAGTTAATCTTCCTAAAAGTTTTTCCTGCCTCCGATAAAGATTTTGTTACCTTTTCAGTTTCAGCCGCAGTCATTGTCGCTTTACCAGCAACATCCTTATATGTTGCATCATCCATCCAAACTGTAGATGGTTTTTTAAGTCCAGAGATGTCTGCACCAAAAGATGCTTTCATATCTTGTAGGGTTGCACCTTTGTATGTTGTGTGCCATACAACACCAATCTTAGATTGTTGAATTTTGTTTCCAAATTCAGAATCTACTGGAACTGCATATACAATTGTATTTGGTTGAAATGTGTAGTAACGAGTTCCATCAATCGTATCTGTTTCGATATCATCTGTCCACATCAAGTCGCCCTGAAGAACTCCCTTGATACCCAACTTACCAAACTCTTCAAGTGCAACCTTGAATTTTGCGTTTAGTGTTCCAGACAAATCTGCGTCAATCTCTGCAACTGTCTTGTATAGTTTTGGGTTTACATTGAATACAGATTTCTTTGCAACAAAGAACTTACCATCGTCTGGGTCAATACCAGCGAAAATTGCAGGAGCGCCATCCCACTTCACAGTCATGTTTACAGATGAACGAGACTCACCAGCCAACATGTCTCTGAGTGAACGAACAAAGTTAATTGCGGCTCTACCACCAGGCACACCAAAGTTAAGAATCTCATCTTCGATATGTTCAAGGTGTAGGTTCTTGCCCGCCTTGTCTTCCTTTAGAAATGAGTCAAAATTAATCATTTACATTGCCTTCAAATGGACACAAGAATCTTCTGATTCTGATTTCGCATATCTATATGCAAGAGCTAAAAACTTTTGTTCTTTACCAGACAATCGGTTGAACATGAATGTAACTAGATACTTGGATTCTAACCAACCACTATCTTTTTTGCCCAACTTCTTTTTGAAGTCTTCAAGTGCCACCCTACTGTCTTCGCCCGCCGCAAGATATTCATTATAGAACAATTCAAAGAACTTGTCATTTTCTCTTTTAATCATATTGGTAACATCACTTCTAGCAGGAATAGTATCAGCGCCAGCAGCAGTCAAAACTTTTCCAATTGGACTATTCGCACCGCTGTCACCACTTAACTTACCGTGTTTAGCTTGTCTACCAATAATTTCTGCTTGGAATGAAGGGAATGTTCTAAACTGCATTTCCAACCCATCTGCACCGAAAAGATAACCATCCTTTGAACTGAAGAAATCTCTTTTACCCAAACTCTTCTTTGTGTATTTTGGAGTCTTAAATGGTTTCTTGTAGTTGATTTGTTTGAATCTGGCTCTTTTAGTCTTCTTTAGTGATACACCAATAATATCTCTAGCAGAATACGCTTTCAACAATTCTTGGTTAATGTATGGTAGAGATGGATTATCACCGAAATCATAGTTACTCAGATTAGTGTCGTTTACAATCCAAATATCAGCTGGAGTCCACTTGTTTACATTTGTGAAATAGTCTTGTCCAGAATTCTTGAACAATCCTTCAATCATGTCTACAAACTCAGAACCCCTATGGAAAGAATACTGAGTTTTACCAAGCGCACGATATAATGCTTTTGCAACTGAAATAGAAGATGTTACCCAATCAGCAGATAAGTTTTCAATCTCTTCCCAAGTTGCATCAACCTTAACTTTAGCATATGCAGCTTGCAACTCCAACATGTTAAAATCAGTTTTTGGATTGTTCCAAATAGCCTGACAATATACACACTGTGCAGACTCAGCAGCACGAGTTCCAGATGAACCCCCACCAGAACCTTTACCACCACCAAAATCTTCAGTCTTTTGAATTTGTGTAATTCTTAATGGTTTACCATTCGATGCAGTAAATGTAGCAACTCCACTTGGGAACGCTGCATCCAGATCATCCTTATCAAATGCAACCTTGTATTCGTTATCAGACCAAGTAATGGATACCTCACCAACATCGGTAGGTATTTTTGTTTTGGCATCAATGATTGATTGTAAGATGTTTTTATTATCACGCTTTGCGATATCTGCTTTTTTCAAATTCGCTTCAGTAAGGGAAGAGTAAATACTCTGAACCCTTTCTAGTGGTGATATTTTTGTGTCATCAACTGGATTCAGTTGACGATAAAATCTCTTGATAGACATTTAACACATTTCCCATTTATACAAATATTACAAGACTATTTATAAGGGAAGTGTCTTTAGAACTTGATATCGTTGAACTTATCGTATTTCGCAGACTGTCCCTT